GGTCACGGGTGACGGTTCCGCTTCCTGTGGAAGTCTTCTGAAGCGAGCTTCCCAGCCCAATGCTCTGCGCGTCTGGCGACTTGATGATGAAGGCTAGGGAACTAGCTAATTTACTGCTCATCTTCTCGTAGCCCAAAATCTCGGTGATGTCCTGGAGGTGGTCGGCGGCGCGGTGGAGCCACGGGCGGGATCTCACCTGACCGATGCGGTCAACCTTCCCGACTCGGGTGAGATCATCCGCGCTGATCTCGTTGTATTCCGCATAGTTGCCGGGAGCCTTGAGCACTCGGTAGCGAACGGGAGCACCGAGCTTGGAGACCTTCACGCCGTCCACCCACCCGTCCTTCACATCCCCATGAGCCGATCCGACATTCTCGCCCGGCACGATACGGAACATGGCGCGGCCAGAGTTCGATGTCTGCTTCTGCCAGAAGCAGTCACCCGCCAAGGCCATCTGGCGCACGAGCAGTTCCTGTGCGTCGTAGAAGTTGACTTGCTTGGAGACATCGACGCCGAAAGCAGAATTGCCACAGGCATCCTCGAACGCCTGCTCGGCGAGGCGGTTCCAGTTCTCATCGGCGGTCTTGGCCTGCGGGATCAATGGCCCGACGAACTTCGCCACGCCGTCCACGGCACGGGCGGCTAGGCCGATATTCTCATAGAGGAAAAACGATTTCTTGGTCTGCTCGATCCGGGCGGATGGAGTGAGAGACTTGGAGGCATCGAGCGTCGGCGTATAGATCCACATCCGCTGGGGCGATGCGATGCCATCGGCAGAGGAGAAGTTGGTTGCCTTCTTCGGGCGACCCGCTCCGGGTCGATAACCACCGCGCTTTGATAAGTTTGATTTCTTCGGCATTTCAAACGCCCCCTGTCAAACAAACCGGTGGGAACCGGTGCGTAAGATCACGCAAAGCGTGACCCGTAGGGCGGCACCGCTCGCCGGGAGGCGAGTGCCGTCCAAAATCAAACGGAATCAAAATTGGCACAGCCCCTCGGAATCGAACCGAGCCAGATGGTTTTGGAGACCTTCTCGCCAGCCTTGGAACATTGGACTGCTCTAGGGGAGAAAATCAAACCGACCATCGCTGGCTGCTGAAGTCGGGAGAGGTGCCAAGTTGACGGCCTCCGGGGCCTTCCGCGATAATCGACTCGATGGCGGCGAGAAGGAGATTCGCCGGGACACTCATCTGCCCTGTGACTCCACCTCCCTGACCATAAGACGAGATCACGACGCTCTCATCGATCTTGCCGAATGCCTCGTCTGCCAAGGCATCAAGCTCCTCTGCGGTAAACTTCCGCCTAAGATACCGCTTAACACCTGAAAGGTCTTGAAGCTGGTCTAGTTTGTAGGAGTCGGCCATGTAGGCCGCCCCGTGTCAAAGGGTCACTGGCTATCCACGGAGGCGGGCGCGGATGGGGTGGCGCGTCCGAAGTTGTTCCTCATGACGGCCCATGCCACGCAGTGGAGCTTGGTGCAGTCGCCGAAGTGGTCATTCGCGACTTTCTTCCAGTAGAAGGGTGAGACTCGGGAGTTCTTATTCTCCAGTAACTGCTGGCCGGTGTGCCCCTCGATGAAGTCACGACCGACATCGCTCGGGAGATGAAGCTGTGGCGGCAGCCGCTTCTTGATCCTCTCCAGATAGAGGTGGGTCTTCCAGATGGTGTCGCCGTAGGTGTAGAGCAGGATATTCAGCCCCTTGATGGTGGTGACGGCGTAGTTTCCGAAGGTGCTCTCTGATCCCTTCGAGGGGTAGTAGAGACCACCCGATTTCGCACAGACGGAGTAGACCCGCTCGGTGAGGAAGCCCGAATCGATCAGCCCGGCCACCGGCGCGACGATCTCCTCACTGCCCGGCAACTGGTAGCGGCGAGCGGCAAGGAACTCGGGGGAGATCAGATCCTCGACGGATAGCGCGGTGCCGTAGTCGATGACCCAACTCTCTCCCTGGTCATTCCGAGCCTCGACCGACCAGTGAGTCTGCTTCTCGCCGGGATCGGCGCAGAGGGTGAGGATCGCCGGCGATCCGCCGTCGGTGACCTCCCCGGGGATTTCGCGCAGCCGGTAGCCGCCGCGCAGATCGAGGATGGCATCCTCCTTCACGGAGGCGGTGCGGTTCTCGAAGGGGAGCCCCTCGTAGGTATTCCGAAAATCATGGAGCCCTCCGGGGGTGGAGGACTTCTGAAGGAAAAGCTTGGCCAACTCCCCCCAAGTCATCTGGGGGGAGTAGAGGGAGGAGATGTGGCAGGAGATATGGTCGCGGGGTGCGAGGGGATTCCCCGCGATCCACCGGCCACCCGAGACAAGCTTTCTCTGCATCTCCTGTGGCCAGAGGTCGCCGCACTCGCGGCACTGGTAGCATGCGGTGTCGGCCACGCCGTCCAGATCCCACGCCCCGTCTGGACCACGAAGCTCATCCGACCACTTGACCTGCTCGAACTCGAGGTGCTGCTCGGCTCCGCACGAGGGGCAAGCGACATGGTAGCGGTGCTGGCTCCCAGCCATGAACTGTGACCAGATCGCGCCGGTCTCGACGGTGGGTGTCGATGCAAGCACCCGCTTGCAGATGGTCCGGTAGAAGTTCGTCCTAGCCATGGCAAGCTCGAGGGAGGGAGCCTCGGTCGCGGAGGCGTCCGGCCACTTGTCCACTTCGTCACAGAAGAGGTAGCGGGTGGGACGGGAGGCGAGGTTGGCCTCGCTGTTCGAGCCTACGAGCTTGAGGGTGCAGGACTTGAACTGCATCTCGGTCTTCTTGAATAGATCGGGGTCGTCAGGCATGACCGGCTTGATGGCCGCGCAGGAGCGCAGCCGGGGGATGAGTTCACGCTCACTCCATGACTTGGCATTGTCCGCAGTTGATGTGACGTAGAGGATCGGGCCGGGATCCTGTGCGACGGCATACTGGATGAGGTTCGCCAGAAGGGTGGTGCCGCCGATCTGGGCACTCTTCACGAAGGTGATCTGCCTGATCTTCCTGTCGCCGAACCAGAGGTGAAGCTGTTTCAGATAGGGTGTGAAGTCACAGGAGAACCGCCCGGGGCGCGGCGAGAAGCGCGGATCCAGCACGATCTCCCTCTCTGCCCATGTCAGGGGATCCGGTCGTTGCCGAGGCTCCCACATGGAAGCCAGATCGGCCTCAAGCTTCTGAAGGGCCGGTGACATCGGAGGCTGTGGCCTTGGCATTCCAAGGCGCGGAGGCGGCGGCGGCGGCTAGTTCGCGCAGGATGGCAACCACCTCGTCGCGGACGATCCCGGCGACATCGGACTGAGACTCGATCCGGGCGGCCAGCACATCGGGAAGGTTCTCCATCAGCCCCTTCGCCATGGCCATGTTCCCCAGGATGAACTCCGAGACCTTCGAGACCTCGACCAACCGACCGGCAGAGGTGGCCAGCTTCAGGTTGTTCTCGGCGACTTGAAGCCAGAGCTTGTGAGCCTCCGATGCCGCCTTCAGCAGGGCACCGAGGGAGTTGAAATTCCCCGCCTCTTCCGTCTTATCACAGAGGAGAGAGAGCCGGGCATGGCGCACGGCGGCTGCCAACTCCGTCTCCTCAGGGGTCATCGGCTTGGCTGCGGCCTCGGGACGGGCAAATGCGAAGGTCGAATCCTGGGCGCGGGACCGGATGAACTCTCTCCACCGTGGGTCGTCCTTCACTCGCCAGTTCCTGACGGCCCGGACGGAGACGGAGTGAGCGGAGGCGCACTCTTCGATGAGCGCGGACTCGTGACGGGAATTCCTCATGGCTTCCGTTCCGTGTCAAAGGAACGGAACGGAACGGGCGCGGAAGGTCGGGAACTAATCGGCTTCCCTAACGTTCCAAGCTAATTCACGCAGAAACAACGCCAGTGCGCCCAACCGCTTAGATTGTGAAGCGTGAAGAGATTCCTTACCGAGGGGGGAGTCACCGGACGATCAGACGCTCATCGTCGATTCCACCCAGTTTCTACTCAAGCAACCGAGAGAAAAACTAGCTGGGATATCAGAATATCGTCATTATCTCCTTAAGAGATAGTATAAGAGTATGATGGTAAGCTGTTTGAAAGCCTAGGAGATGGTGCGGAAGCATCGTCCAAGCGAGGACGTTCATCGTCCTCAAAGTAACCCAAAACTAAAACCCCACTCCCTTTCTGCTTGATCCATGGCTTATTCAGGACGTTCATCGTCCTCATTGCTTCTGCCCACCAAGGGCGCGGGGCGGACGGTGGCATTGAGGCGGATCGGCCTGACCCATGTCCCTAATTGCATCCATCCTACCCATCATATAAGCGGCAAGAAGTAGCTTGGAATCTGGCGATTTAGTGGATGAGCATCCGGTGGTAACTATGGCCAGAAAAAGGAAAACCCTGTGCATGAGGCGAACCTCGCACAGGGTAATCGTTCCGCAACTTCCTTTATAGATCAGCTAACGCGCCACTTCCTGTCATTCTTCCCTCCCACACGCTCGAGCTTCACCGTCCCCAGCTCCTCACCGAACCGGAAGACCCGCCCATTGTAGCGGGCAAAGAGTCGCGACATCTTTGTCCTGGCTGAAGTGTAGATCTCGAACTCCTTGGTCTCCCTGTCCACCTTCCCCTTGATCTGCTCCTCGAAGAGGCCACGGTTTCGGCAGATCCAGATCACCTCATCGAATGTCACGCCCTCACGGGTGCGGAGTTCAAGGCCATCCTGGAATATTCCCTCAGCCATGGCCTGCACCAGATCGCGCATGTCAGCGGCGTCGGGATCGCCGAAGTCCTCGCTATCTGGCTTCCGCAGCGGATCGCCGAAGCCCGCATTCTCCACGATCCCGCCGATCACGCGACTCCAGTCCTCGAAGCCCACCAACCGCGACGAGCAGGCCGGACGCCCAGCCTTGTCCCATGCCACGATGAGCGACCAGAGAGCAGAGAGAATGGCGAATCGCACCTCCGGCCTCGCCAGATACTCGGCACCCATCGGACGCTCGATCTTACGCGCCTGAGGGTCGGCCTCCTTCTGGAAGAGATCGATGAATATCGACCGACGCGCGATGTCAGAGGAGACCTCGGCCTGATTGCTGGTGAACATCAGCATCGTCTGCTTCGCCACCTCGAACTTGGCCGACGAGCCGAGCCGCCGCACCGAGACCACCGATGAAGTCGCGAACTGCTCCAGATAGGCCGAATCGATCTTGTCCTTCACATTGTCGAAGATCACCGAGTCCGACCCCGCCAGCACCTCCGAGTCGAGCACCTTCTGAAGCTCCTCCCGTTCCTCCGGGAGGGCGCGCATCGCTGCGAATCCCCTCACCGGCACCTCTACCACCATGGCGAGGAGCGACTTGCCTGCGGCAGGTCCGTTGGCATTCCAGATGACCAGCGGCACCTGAGCCTGCTCAGGCAGGAGCGAGACCGCGAAGCGCGTCATCATCGCCGCGATCTGGCAGGAGAGGGATCGCCCACCATCATCGGCAAATGGGAACTCGTGGAGGAGATCCGTCAGGTAATCGACGGCGGCCTCCTTGGGCATCAGGTCGTAGGTCATGGTTTGTGCGTGTTTTGTTTTGGTTTTTCTTCCTTCTTCTTCCAGTTGATCGCCGCATACCGGCGGCGATACTCCTTTGAGAAATTATTCCTGGGCGCATCGCCCTTGCCGTTCTCGGCTCGGTTCTTCTTGTTCTCCATGACGCCTACGCCTCCTTCACGAGGATCTTGGTCTCGGCGTCATATCCCGCCGACTGGAGCGTGAGTTCACCGGCGCGCAGGATCGGCACCGGGACGCGCGAGATCCGGCGCAGGGGCCTCTGGAGTTCCAGAAACATGTGGGATGTCAGGACAGCCTCCGCCTGCATCTTATTCATCGAGTCGGGACGCGCCTCATAGGCATCCGAGCCGTCCTCCTTCTTCCATGGCATCTTCACCAGCTTCACCGTGCGGAGATTCTTCTCAGCGTAGGTGCGGAAGCAGGCAGGGGTCAGGGGCTGCATCCTGTCGGTCTTCGGCTCCAGCACCACGGGAAGCCCGTCTTGGAGGAAGACCCCGTTCGTGCTCATCACCGCCCCCACATCCCGGGCGAACTCCGAGAGGATCCGCCCCACCCGTGGCAGCTCGATATGCGGAAGCTCGTTTTGAGAGGCATCGCCCCCCCCCTGATTTTTTTCAGCCCCTGCCGGAGAGCTACCGGGGGGGGTATTGTTCGTTGGATTATTTTCAGTCATGTGCGTGTGATTCGTCGAGTCAGTCAAATGTTTGGTTTCTTCAGCCTTCAGCCTTCAGTCTTCAGCCCTGCTCCTACCCCTATCGGTGGTGGAGATCGGCCAGAGCCCCCGCATCCCGTCGTAGCTCCTCCGCCATCGGGGAGAATTTCCCATTGCAGGGAGCGTAAAACTCCAGCCGCTCCGCGCAGGCCAGCATCGCCTCAGCATCCTCACCCCACGCCGCAGCGCGAGCCGCCTCCACCGCATCCCTCAGCGCATCGCGGACGGGTGGCCGGTCGATGATCCGCTCACCGAAGGGAGGCCACGGATTCACATAGAGCAGTTTTTGCATAGCACCCTTCTCAGGGCGATACTGCTGAGGCAGACGAGTCAGCCTCACCGCAGTCAGAGCCTTCGGATCAGCCCCGATCCGGGCCAGAGTAGCCTTCTGAGCGCGAGCCCAGGCATCCCACTCCGACTTCGAGGTAGGGCCGGAGAGAGCCGACATACCAGTTCCAGTGCCGGGCACACGGATCAGGGCATGGACAGACCGACCCCCAGAGGAATAGATCGCCGAGACAGGGAGGGTCGTTTTCGCCAGCGCACCGAGCCAGATGCGAGGATCAGCCTCATCGGATTCCAGCAGGGCGAACTTCCAGCGCGTCACCGACTCCTCCGAGCGGCGTGATGGCTTGCCCGTGCGCGGGTTCGGGTATTCGCGGCCATCGACCGGGTTGGCCAGATACCACATCCCACGAGGACCGCAGGCCGGGATCGGCTCATCAGGCCAGAGAGCCTGACCTTGGGACTTATCATCTGAGAAAATTAAAACCTTCTCCCCCGCATAGAGGAGAGAGAGGAACCCTGCCGAGTCCAGTAGGGACGGGTCGGCATAGGATCGTGCCGCGAACCAATCCAGCCGGGGGCGGAACTCCCCAGCGAGAGCCGCCAGAGCCGCAGGGTCGAACTCCACCGGCTCCGGCTTAGGAAGCGGCTTATAGTCTTCAGCCTTCAGCCTTCCGCCTTCAGCCTTCCCTCCCAGCAAATAGCCAGAGCCCTTCGAGGAGTGAGAGTTGGCCGCGGATCGCAGCTTATAGGCCAGTTCCCTTTCCGACCAAGGAGGAGCGCATCGCGAGTTATACTCCTGCATCAGCGACATCGCCTCCGATTCGCCCAGGGCGAACCCATGCACGAGAGCGCAGGCCACCGCGAAGGTCGCATCATGGCCCCCTGATCCGGCGACCGCAGCATCCATCCGCGCGATATAACGTGAAGCCCGTTCGTAGATCGTCACGCTCATTTTGATAAATCCTCAAACTGCTGGATGCGTTCCCCTATCCAGCGCATGACAGGCACTGCCATGGAGTTGCCTAGGGCTTTGTATCGAGGCCCGTCAGGACACTCTCTGGCTGGCTTGTTCCTCCACGGGATGCGGGTGAAGTTGTCGGGGAATCCTTGGAGACGCTCGCACTCGACCGGGGTGAGTCGGCGGACAGCCATGCTTGGGTGAGCTATATAAGTGGTCGATTCATGCTTGTCGGCCTTACTGGCACCTGACCGAAGGCAATGACCGATATCTGGCTGTTCCGACACACCGAATGGCACGGGATGATCAGTTGCCTGTACCGCCACCGCATGGGATGTATCGGCAATGGCTCCCTCCGGGGTCGTGATGGTCTCCATGCAGTTGTCGTGCATGACATCCCCGTCCATTCCGAAGCCGATTGGTGTGGCCACCACGTTGCTCCCTCGATCTGCACAGGGTGATGAGTCATGCCGTGCAAGCAACGCCCCAGCCACATCACCGAACTGGGTGATTGGTTGTGCAATGGCCTGACCTTGGGTTCTGTCCAAGGTGTAGGCGGTCTCATCGGAGAATCCGTGGCCGTTGGATGAGGTGTTGGCTGTCCGGATGGCGATGGGCTCCGCGATGACATTACGAAGCTGGAAGACGCTCCCTTCGTTGGTGTAGGTCTTGGCTTCGTTCGCGCAGATGGTGGCCGCTGGGTCGTTGGAGAAGCAGGGGACGAGGCGGCCTGTATAGGCATCTTGTCCTGAGTAAGCACCAGGATGAGCATCGGCACATAAGGCTCCGACAACCTCTTGCGGAACCAATCCACTACCACGCTGGGAGAAGATCTCTTGGTTGCTCTGGCCTATTCCTCCGGTGTTGTGTGACTGGGTGATTGAGGGGTGGACTTCTTCTCCGTCCCAATGGCTCCCCGCTTGGATGCCGATTCGAGCGCGGTTCGTAGCATGGGAGGCAGTTCCTTTCCCCGCTTTTCGGCTCGGCGCAGGATGCCCGTGCAGGCTGTCGCGCTCAAATAGTACCGCTGCGGGAGGTCGCCAGTCTCCAAGGTATCCGACAACGAACACACGACGGCGTCTTTGGGCCACTCCGAACCATTGAGCGTCAAGAACGCGGTAGGCGAACCCATACCCCAACTCGCCCAACCCTCCGAGGAAGGTGCCAAAAGTTTTTCCTCCGTCAATCGACAGGACGCCGGGGACATTCTCCCAGACCACCCACTTGGGCCGGAGGCGGTCAATAAGGCCAAGGAATGCGAGTGTGAGGTTGCCACGAGGGTCATCCAGTCCCTTTCGGAGTCCGGCGACGCTGAATGCCTGACAGGGTGTTCCTCCGACCAGAAGGTCGATTGGCTGGTATTGTCCAGCAGTGATAGTTGTGAAGTCTCCATGAAGTGGGGTGGTTGGGTAGTGGTGGGTGAGAACTGCGCGGGGAAAGGGTTCGATCTCGGAGAAGAAGGATGGCTTCCACCCGAGGTGATGCCACCCGGCGGTGGCGGCTTCGATGCCGGAGCAGACAGATCCGTAAATCATCTGATTATTCATAATGAGAGAGTTGAGCTCGTTGAGCGCAGGCCGGGCACTTCGATGGCATCATCCTTCACCCAGATCCCGACCCCTCCGGTCGAGTCGGCAGGGATCACGCAGACCTGACTGGTCTTCGCGTGGGTCTGGACCACCTTCATGACGCGACCCGAGGACTTGAGCGTCACCAGATCACCTACCTTGGTTGTTTCGCTTTTCATGGGTCAGACCTCCGTGCGAGCCCGTTCCCACCGGCGGAAGAGGGCGAGGGAATTGTGGAACTTCTGGATCTCAGCCATCGTCAGCGGAGCCACCGCCGAGGGGATCAGCCCGATCCGCTTGCGGATGCGGCAGGCGTGGTGATTGGATAATTTGCAGAGGTATTCCAGCCCGTGACCGGCCAGCCACCCGATCAGCTCGAGGACAGACGAGGCCGAGTCATAGCCGATGGGCTTGCAGTAGCCACGGGTTCCACCGCGCCGAGCCCATGCAGAGACATCCACCTCGCGACCTCGGATCACCTTCTTCTCCGAGAGATTCACATAGTCCTCCACAGCTTGCAGGATGATCGCCTCGGCGAGCTCGATCAGCGCGTCGTCCACCTCGACCTGTCTCATTTGATCCTCCTCTTCTTCGGAGCATCCATGACCATCGACGGGGCGAATCGGTCCAGTTCGATCTGGAGCTTCCGCACGGCCTTCCCGAGATCAGCAAGCTCCTCCTGATTCGAGAAGGAAGACTTGTCCACCACATGGGAGGCAGCCGCCCGGATCCGACGGCACTCGGCCTTCAGAGCCTCCATCTCATCGCAGAGATCCATGACGCCGGAGTCCATCAGTTGGCCTCCTGATCGATTTCTAATGTCATTGTGCGTGTTTCCTTTCGATTTTTGTTAGATTGCCGTTGGAAACTCTTCGCCTTCTGAGAATTTTAAGCACTTAATTGGCTTTCCAACGCGCCTGCTATTCCACGCTTTTATAAAAATAGCTAAAATATAGGTATTATTCAGCTTGGAAACTGATCCCTTGTTTGCAATCAATCGGTTTCTGAGTAAGTATTCCGGAGAAGAGGAATTGATGTTCTCTCCTATTTCAACTTTTTCCAAAAAGTCTTCAGCTATTTCAGAATCAAGAACGCTAAAAACGTGACGGCAGACATTATAAATTGTTTGCACTCCTAGAGATCTGCCTTTTTCAGTAACTGTGAAATCGTGATACTTTTCAGAAAGCTCAACGACTTTTGAAGGAGACGCTTTTGCATGAGCCGCCTTTGTTTGAACAAGGTTATTGTAATATCTGTCAATCCAGACAAGAGCATTTGCCTTAACTTTGGCATTCTGATGACCGAGCAAAGCTAATGCGTCTTGCCCATTTCTTGTTTTACCACAATCCATGGTAGAAAAAGCG